ATCGAGTAGAACCTAAAAACCATTTTGGCCTCCCCGAGTCTACCCCTTACGGGGTGGAGTTCTACCTCGGGGGGGTCGTTTTTTGTGTAGAACCAATGAACTCAAAAGCCATTTATGCCAAACTATGCGCCGACAACGCCCACCGGGAGGAAGAGTGGAAGCCGGTTGGATCGCTGCTTGAGCGACATCGGATCGTCCCCGGGCACCAGGGCGGCGAGTATGTCCCCGAAAACTGTACGTATCTCACGCACCGCCAGCACATCCTTGCCCATTATTTACTCTGGAGGATTCACCGGAATGCGGGCGACAGGATTGCTTACAGGCTGATGGCGGGGTTTAGCGGGGTGCCAGCGATGCTCGGCGCGAAGCATTCCGCCGAAACCCGCGCGAAAATCGGGGCGGCGCAAAAAGGGAGGACGTTGTCCGCCGAAGCCCGAGCGAAATTGTCGGCGGCGAACAAAGGAAAAAAGCTGTCCGCCGAACACCGCGCAAAATTGTCGGCGGCGCAAAAAGGGAAGACGTTGTCCGCCGAAACTCGCGCGAAAATCGGGGCGGTGCACAAAGGGAAGACTCTGTCCGCCGAACACCGCGCGAAAATGTCGGCGGCGCTTAAAGGGAAGACGGTGTCCGCCGAAACTCGCGCGAAACTCGCGGCGGCGAACAAAGGGAAAAAGCTGTCCGCCGAACACCGCGCGAAAATGTCGGCGGCACACAAGCTCCGCCACGCACGCAACCGCGCCGCCAAGGCGCTTGACGCCATCGACAAGCCGGCACAGTTGGTCTTGCTAGGATATGCCTGACACCGTAACCGAAATCGCCTCGGCCGTCGCCGAGACGAAATGCGACCCGTCTGGTCGGGAGTGGTGTCGGACAGCCCAGTGGGGTGCGATGCGGCATATGCGAGACCTGGAGCGCGGGGATCTGGAATGGCGCCCCGAGGAGTCGGAGAAGTTCATCTCGTTCTGCGAAAAATACATCCGCCACTGGAAAGGACCGCTCGCCGGGACTCCGCTAGTCCTCAGCCCGTGGCAGAAGCTCGCGTTGGGCGCGATCTTTGGGTGGTGGATGCCCGACGGACGACGCCGGTTCTCGCAGAGCTATATCTGCGTCCCGAGGGGGTCGGGGAAGACGACGATGGCGGCGGTTCTGCCGATTTTTCAGATGACGCTAGGGAGCGAACCCGCAGCCGAGTGCTACGCCGCAGCGACGAAGAGTGAACAGGCGCGGCTACTTTTCCGGGACGCTTGCTCATACGTCCGAAATTCCCCAACGCTGTCCGAACTGCTCCGGGTTAAACAGCACGAAATCACTTGCGATCTCACGCAAGGGTTTCTTAAACCGATGGCGTCCGACGCGCAGACGGCGGACGGGCTTAACATCGCTGTTGCGATCATCGATGAGCTACACGCCCACCGTGACGGGGAGCTCTATCGGGTGCTTTGCACAAGCCTAGCGAAACGCCCAACGTCATTCCTTACGGCGATCACGACTGCTGGATTCTCAAACCAGTCGTTTTGTGCGAGCGTCCACGAGGCGGGGCTGAAAGTCCTAGACCCGGCCCAGAACGATTTCGAGAACGATCGGGTAAACTACGCGATTTGGGGGATGGATGACCCGAAAGAGTGGCGCAAACCGCGCCAGTGGTTCCTTTCAAACCCCCAACTTGGGGCGTCGCTATCCGAAGCGGACTTCAGGGAAGCGGTGGAAACTTGCGACGTCCCCCCGAACACGAGGAGAGAGCTTTTCGTCAAGCGCCTGAACTCCTGGACGAGCGAGGACACGGTCGCCTGGATTTCTAACCGGGAATGGGAGGCGTGTGGGGGAGAGATCGCGGAATCCGAGTTTGAGGGGCGGCAGGGATTCGCTGGGCTCGACTTGGCCGAAGTCCACGATTTATCCGCGCTTGTCGTCATATACCCCCCGACGAGGGAGGGTGACCGGACGCTCGTACGCTCAACGTTCTGGTGCCCCGCCGAGGGGATACTGGACCGCTCCCGAAAAGATCAAGTGCCTTACGAGAAGTGGGCGCGCGCTGGGATTCTACGGACAATCCCAGGAGAGGTGACCGACTTCAACTGGGTGGAGCGGGATCTCCTCGAGCTCGCCGAGAAATGGAATTATCGCGTGATTGGAGCCGATCCGTGGAAATGCGCCGACCTTGCCCACAGACTCGCCGATCAGGGCGTCGAGACCGTCGCCGTTCGTCAGGGATTTGTGACACAATCCCCCCTCTGTAACGAATTGAAGCGACTGGTGATGGGGGGACTGCTCGCGCACGGTGACCACCCGATACTATCTTGGAACAGGAAGAATGTCGCGGTGAGGTTGGACCCCAGTGGAAACATCAAATTAGACAAGTCCCGGTCAGCGGAGAGGATCGACGGGATGGCCGCCCTCGTCAACGCGATCGGTGTCGCCGGCGAGGATGACGGGGTGAGCGTCTATAGCGCCGCTGGAGAAGAAGCCGGGTTGTTTTTGTGAGGACTGGCGCGGATTACCGCGCGATCCGCGAAGCACTCGGGCTATCGCGGCAGGAACTCGGCGACGCGCTAGAGGTTTCCGAAGGCGCGATAAAACGCCGGGAATCGGCCGGCCGGGTGCGTCGTGAGGCTTTTTTGGCACTATCTGCGTTAAAAAAGCGAGAAAACGCCGCCGAAAACGGCTCGCCGGTGGTCTTTTTATAGCGTCAATGCGCTAAAATCGGCGAGAAATCGAAAAAAAAGTCCGATAAAAGGGTAAAAACTGCCCCTTGGTGGCAAGATACCCTTTTGCAATAAACTTTCATTTGTAATATAGTTGCGGCAGGATGCCTCACACCCCTGAACGCTCCCCGCATTCGCTGACCGCGCTCGGTCAGGCGCTCCCGTCTCGGCGCGACGTCCCGGTGGCGCCGGTCGAGAACTCTAGCTTGGCATCGCCTCCGCCGTGGCTGGTTGACGCGCTTCTCGGGCGCACCAGCGCCGCGGGCACGAACGTCACCGCCGCATCTGCGCTACGCATCTCGACGGTCTTCGCGTGCGTGAACCTCCTCGCCCGGACGGTGGCGACGCTGCCGATCAAGATCTACCGCCGCCGCCCCGGCGACGGTGGTGTCGAGGAGGCGAACAACCACGCGCTCCATGACCTGATCCGCTACGAACCAAACCCTGAGATGTCATCCACCTCGTGGCGGATGGCAATGGAGGCGAACCGGGCGCTTTACGGCAACGCTTTTTCAGAAATCACCTGGGGCGCGGACGGGCGCCCGTCGGGGATCTGGCCGGTCCACCCGAACGACGTCGAAGTCCACCGGTCGAAGTCGATGGGGATCTACTATAAAGTCCGCGAGGTGACGGACAGCGACGGCGACACCATCCGCCCCGAGCGGGTCTTGCTAAGCTACGAAATGCTCCATCTCCAGGGGCTATCGTTCAACGGTTTGTCTGGCGTGTCTTCGTTGGATACGTGGCGCGACACGATCGGGCTCGCCCAGGCGCTCGACACGAACGCCGCGAAGTTCTTTGGCAACGGTAGCCGGCTCGGGCTGATCCTGTCGCACCCGGGCAAGCTCGGCGTCGAGGCGAGGGATTTCCTGAAAGCGCAGATTAAGCAAGAGTATTCTGGAACAGAAAACGCCTACAAGTCGATGGTCTTGCAGGAGGGGATGAAAGTTGAGTCGCCCCGGTCGGCGAACAACGAAAGCCAGATGGACGAAAGCCGGCAGCGCCAGGCGAAAGAAATTTGCGCCGTCTTCGGCGTCCCGCCGAACAAAGTCGGCATCATGGACAACATCCCCCGCGCCAACGTCGAGGAAGCAAACCGGGACTTTTCAATTAATACGCTGCGGCCGATTATCGAGATCCACGAGGCGGAACTCAACCGGTCGCTACTGCTCAAACGCGAGCGCCAACGGTATTTTATCGAGTTCGACCTGAAAGGGTTAGAACGCGGCAACCTCAAAGACCGCAGCGCCTACTACGCGAGCGCGAGACAATGGGGCTACCTCTCCGCGAACGAGATCAGGCGGATGGAGAACTTGAACCCGATCGACGGCGGCGACGAATACCTGGCGCCGGTGAACATGACGCCCGTCGGCGAGGACGCCAGGGGCGCAGGTGAAAATCCAGAACAGATCCCCGAAAACTTATTCCAGCGATGAAAAAAGCTCCTAACATCAATCTCAACTGGTGCGCTAAACCGCGTAACCGCGCAGAGCGTAAGACGCCGACGACATTCAAACTTGAACACCAGCCCGGCGCCCGTGCCGCCGACCTGCTGATCTATGGGGAAATCGGGTTTTGGGGCGTCGAGGCGCTCGACGTGGCGAGGCAGGTCGAGGCGCTCGACGTCGACGATCTGACGGTGCGGATCAACTCGCCCGGCGGCGACGTGTTCGACGGGGTGGCAATCTACAACCTTTTGAAATCCATGGACGCCAAAGTGACGACGGTGGTGGACGGCGTCGCGGCGTCGATCGCGTCGTTGGTCATGCTCGCCGGCGACCGGATCGAGATGTCCCCGAGCTCAATGGTGATGGTCCACGAGGCGTGGATGATGGCGGTGGGCAACAAACGGGAACTGCGCGAGGCGTCCGACCTGCTGGAGAAAATCGAGGCGTCGACGATCGTCCCAGCCTACACCGCACGGACGGGGATGAAGTCCGCCGACGTGATGGCGATGCTTGAGGCGGAGACGTGGTTGTCGGCCGAGGAGGCGGTCGAGAAGCGGTTTGCCGACGCCGTCACCGGGCAGGACGCCGGCGAGGCGGCGGCGAAGTGGGACTTCGCGGCGCTCGGTATCAGGGAGGTTCCCGATGCGATCGAGGCCAAGCGGCGGGAGGACGAAGCTAAGGCGCTATCGGCAAAGGCGAAAATTCAAATTCTACGTCGACGGGTTGACCTTGTTGACGCTTAATCGGGCAGACGCCCACTAACCAAACGACAAAAAAAATGAAGATCAATGATCTTAAACAGCAGCGGGCGTCTCTCGTAAAGGAGATGCGAAACATCCTCGATAATCCTCGGGGCGAGCACGGCGCGATGAGCGCCGACCAGGAGACCAGTTACGAAAATATGCAGGCCGAGGCGGACGCCCTGGGCAAGCAGGTCGACCGGCTCCAGAACATTGCCGAGCTTGAACGGGCGACCGCCGGCGCCGGACGCGACGAGCCGATCGCCGGCCACCCGCAATCCCCCGAGGACAAGATCCTCGACGAAGACAAGGTGAAGGCGAAGAAGAAAGAGTTCTACTCCAAGGCATTCTTCGACGGGTATTGTAGAAATGGCTACAACCGTTCCCGCACGGAGTTCAGGAACGCACTCGAAGCGGGGGAAGACACCGAAGGCGGCTACCTCGTCCCCGAAGAGTGGTCAAACATGATCATCAAGGCGCTCGCCGAGATTAACGTTATCCGCCGTTACGCGGACGTCGTGACTACCACTGTTAGCAGGAACTACCCGGCCGAGACGACGCGCGGGACGTTCGGGTGGATCGACGAGGAGGCATCCTACGGTGAGTCTGACCCGGTGTTCGGGACGATCCAGATTGGAGCGCATAAGGGCGGCGGCATCATCAAGGTGTCTGAGGAACTTCTACAGGACAACGCTTTTAACCTCGTCGGATACCTC